GTTCACATGTTGGAGAAGCTGACGGGCGTAAAGGTGAAGCCTACATAGTCAACACTCGTAAAAGTCCTTTATTGAAGTCTTTAGCTTCTGCTATAAATGTTATGGGAGGTGGTAAGAGTTTCTTTAATATGGGCGGTGTTGCTAAGTTTGCAGACGGTGGAATTACTACAGGCGTAAATACTTCTTCCTTACTTTCTAATACTTCGGTAGATATAGCTACAATTTTAGAAAATATGCCAGCACCCGTAGTATTAGTAGACGATATAAATAACGGTTTAACACGTAAAGTAGAAGTAGAAAATAATGCAATACTCTAAAATCTTTATTATTAATACCCTGCAAGTAAGGGGCGTTACTACATTTTTATACAAGCTTGGTATAGTAAATAGTAAAGCCCTTTCCTATGCAAATTTTTATAATTACCTCACTGCGCAGGAAGCTACGGGCTATACTCGTAGCGAAGCTATTAAACTTACTGCCAACAAATTCAAAGTTAACCGTAGGTCAATTTACCGGGCTGTAAAGGACATGGAAACACCCGTGCAAGTTACTACAGAAATTGCCACTTTATTGTCACAAAAGTAAACATTGCGGTTTTTTAAATCGTTAATTTTGTTCTTCACATTTTAAGCTGAATGAACGAATTACACCTTTATTTATTCGGAGAAGTAGCACCCAATGACAGCGAAGCACTAGGCATTACCGATAATGTTTTTGGCTCTAAGTGGTTAATAGATTCCCTTAACGCTAACCCAAACGCCAAGCAAGTAATACTACACATTAACAGCCCCGGCGGTAGTGTAGTAGAAGGTTTTGCAATGTATGATGTTTTGAAGGGCTCGGGTAGGGAAGTTACTACAATTATCGAAGGTCAATGCGCGAGTATTGCAACGGTTATTTTCTTGGCTGGTAAAACCAGAAAAATTAGTAGAAACAGCACGTTTTTTATTCACAATCCTTGGCAACAAACAGAGGGCGACGCAGAACACTTGCGTAAGGTTGCCGATAATTTAGAGCTTGTTGAAAATATAGTAGCTGATTTTTACCAAGAATTTACCAACCTCGATAAAAATAGCCTACTTTCCTACATGTCCCAAGAAACAACGTTCACCCCTGAACAGGCGGTAGAATTTGGTTTCGCTACAGAAATTGTGGAGCCTACTACAAAAGATTTAAAGGTACAAAAAGTAAAAGCATTATTAAACTTAAACGAACAAATGGCTAAAACATTATTAGAACGTGTCAACAATGCTATAAAAGCATTTAAGGACATTAAGGCAGCGGACTTTTCCACTGCTGACGGACAAACGATTACCATTGATTCTACCGGGGAAGAGATTGCCGCCGGAGACAGTGTAAGCGTAAACGGACAACCAGCACCAGACGGTAGCTATACACTTACGGACGGACGTACTATTATTGTAGCAGGTGGTAAGGTTACGGAGGTAAAACCAGCAGACGCGCCCCCAGCACCACCAGCCGCAGCAACGCCCGCACCTGCTGCTGCAGCACCAGCCCCAGTAGCAGCAACGGCAGACCAAGTAAGCGCACTAGCTGACGCAGTAAAACAACTTGCCGCACAGTTTCAAACTTTGCAGGGTGAAATGTCTAGTATAAAGAATCTTACTACAAAGGCAGAAGAAACCGACAAAGTATTAGAAACTCTAACCGGTTACGTTGAACTACTTGGAGAAAACATTAAAAGTGAAGGCTTCAAAAAAGTAGTAAACAAACAAAACTTCGACCACGAAGAAAGTACTACAAAACCTAAGACAGCGGAAGAGCAAAAGCAGGCAGCTATTGCAGCACACCGCGCTAAAAAAATGAATGTAAAAAATTAAAATTTAAAAACGAATGGCATTAACTATTGACCCTAAAATTACCTTCACCGGTAAAGAAGCAAGCGAAGGCATATTAGAGCCCGCTTTTATTCGTCCAGAAATGACGCGAATGATGGACATACGCCAAGGGCTAAAAGCTAAAGAAAAAATAGGCTTCCTTGGTCGTCTTAGCAAAGTTACTAAAAAAGATGCAGGCTGCGGAACAGGTAAGCAGAGCAAAACTTTGCCTATGAGTGAAAAAGAATGGAACCCAGAAACACTAAAAGTTTGGTTAACATTCTGCGAAAAAGATTTAGAAGATACTTTCTTCGTATATCTTACTAAAAATGGTATTGATCGTTACGATGCAACTGCAGTTTCAGAATTTTGGAATAAGTGGGTACTAGAAGTAGTAACCGACGCAGTACAAGAAGATGCCCTACGAATTGGGTGGTTTGCTGATAAAGCTATTGCTACAGTAGAAGACGGTGGAACGCTTAGTAACTCTGCAAGTGTAACAGACTACAACCAAATCGACGGGTTCTTTAAACAAATCTTCGACGGTGTAGGTGCTGGTACTATCAGACGTGTAACTATTGATAAAAACGCGGAATCAACTTTCGCCGATCAATTAGAGCTAGGTACTGACGATTACGCCTATGACATTTACCGTCAAATGGTGAATAAAGCCGACCCTAGATTACGTCAAGCAAAAGATAAAATTCTTTTGGTTACAGAAACTTTGTTCCAAAACCGTATCGACGAAAAAGAACAAAAAACCCAGGGTGTTTTCGAAATGATTAAACGCCAAGACGAAGACCATAACAACAGCGACGACGTATTTAGAAAAATTCCTATTATCTCAATGGACGCTATTTGGGATAAGTGGATTCAAAGCGATTTTAGCAACGGTACTAAGTACGACTTACCACACCGTGCTATACTTACTACAGTTTCCAACCTTGTTGCAGGTTTCGACGCAGTAGGAAGCGTTAAAGACTTCAAAGTATGGTTAAACGACGATACAGAAGAAGTAAACATGAAAGGTGGTTACAAGTACGACGTTAAGTTGTTACAAGAATTTATGATGGTAGCAGCTTACTAAATTATTCACAACCAAGGTTACTACATTTTATACAAGTGTAGTAACCTTTAAAAAATTAAAAACATGGGAAGCATTTGCGGAACATTAACAGCGGGTTTAGCATTGAATTGTAACACCCCTTTGGTACCAGGTACCGAAGACGATATACTACTAGCCAACCGGTCAGACATTAGCGGTTTTACCGTAGATGTTTCTAACCCTATGCTAGTAACTGCTATAACTATGAAAACTGATAAAGTTTTCTACAAGTTTGAAGGCCAAAATATGAGTGCAGAACCTAAGAGCCGTTTAGCTGCTACTCGTTATACTAAACTTTACGAGCATGAACTACGTTTTAAAATCTTTGCTAACGACCCTGCTACAAAACTTATTGTAGACAAAGTTATTAAAGGTGAGGTAGTAGCTATAGTAAAATTAAAAGACGGACGCTACGAAATTTACGGTAAAGAAATTGGCTTGCGTGTAACAGAAATGGAACGCGACCCCAATAACGCCGATACAGGCGGAGCCTACGACTTGTTATTGAAGACACCAGACCAAGCAGCTAAAGAACCTTTCTTACCTGCTACGTTCTACATCACAAGTGCATCGGCTACCGAAGCTGCTATATTAGACTTACAAGGTCTATAATAGTATGATTACGCTAAACGAACGCGTAGATAAGTTACTAGCTAATTCAACCGAAAAAATACTACAAGATAGTAATTTACGGAATGAGTTAGCTAGGCTTGTTTTATTGGTAGCAAATAAAGATATTTGTACCGCGTGCCCTGGTATACTACAAGAAAACGTTTATTATCTACAGAGGTTGCGCAAAGAAAATAAGTTAAAAATAAACAAAACTCACATGTCAAACACAAAACGCTATTCACTACCAAAGGGCTCTACGTACAGACCTTTCGGAAGCCCAGAAGTCTATACTAATGAGAATATTACCGACGAAATTGTGGAGTCACTAATTAAAGCCGAACCTAATGTAGCAAAGGTTTTTATTGATTCACAAGCACCGGTAGTTACTACACCACCTACAGACCCTACGGGCGACCCAGACGGCGAAAAGGCTATAGACCTTGAAAAATTAACTAAAAAAGAACTGGCCCAGAAGTACGCCGAATTAACGGGTAAGAGTATAGACCCCGATAAGACAAATAAAAGCCAATTAATTATAGACGTGCAAAAGGAAATAGACGCACTAAAAAAGATATAATTACAAAATTTTTTACTATCTTTAAGGGGGTTAATGAAGCCCCCTTTTTACATTTAAAAAGTTACTACATTTATGCGAATTACCTTTTCAAATCCTATAAAAAGGCGTTTACCATACCTCGAAAATACTGTCGAAGGCATATTGCTGTACGGTAGGGATAACCTTTACCCGCAACGCATGCGGGAACTATCTAATAAATCAGGTACTACAAAAAGTAGTCTACGGGTTTATTCCAAATTTGTTAGGGGCTCCGGGTTTGCTGATAAAATTTTTAACAAGCAAGTAATAAATGTTTTTGGCCAAACTTCGCGGGACTTATTAAGGGAAGCAGTAGACGATTATGTACTACATAAAGGCTTCGCTATACACGTAGATTATAACGGGTTCTTACAACCTGTAAACCCTAAAATAATTAAGTTTGAATATTGCCGCTACGGTTTGCCAGACGAAACCGGGCATATTAATAAAATTGTAGTTTGTGAAGACTGGCCAAAGGAAAAAGGTAAGATTAAAAAGCAACAACGTGTCGATATTTTTAACCCTAACCCTACCGATGTTTTAAAACAAATTCAACGCGCCGGAGGTCTTCAAAATTATAAAGGTCAAATACTCTACATAACAGAGAATGCGAACCAATACCCTTTATGTTCATTTGATGAAATACAAGACGATGTAGAAACAGATTCTAAGATAAGTGCTTTTAGAAAGGCTAACGTTTCTACAAACTTTTTAGCCAGTCAGGTAGTAGAATACCCCGGTAAATTCGAAAGCGATGCAGAGCGCGAAGAGTTAGAGAAGCAATTAGGCGACTTTCAAGGCGTAGAGAATTATGGGAAAATACTTCTTATTGAAAATGAGAACGCTAAAGAAAAGCCATTAGTATTTCATAAGATGGACATACAGGATAACGATAAGTTATTTGACTGGTCAGATAATAGCGCCCAAACTAAAATACGTAAAAACTATAACCAACCCGCATTACTTGTAGGTGACTTAACACCGGGTAAACTTGGTAATAGTACAGAGATAGAAAACAGCTTCATACTTTATAATGAATTTACTACAGACGATCGTGACAAAGTGAGTGAAGCTTTTGCTAAGGTATTCTCTATAATGCCTACCGTTACTACAAAAGATTTTACGATTGAAGAACTTAAATTTGTAGGTAGTGGCTCTACTGCGGTTGCACCTGGTGAACAGCAAGGGCCTACAGCAGCAAAGACGGGTTTAGCTTCCTTAACTGCAAAGGAACTACAAAACGTTTTACGTATTGGAGCAAGGTTTAGAGCCGGAGCTATTACACAAGCTGCAGCGGTTGCGCTTATATCTGGCATGCTACCAGCCCTAGACGAAGCTACAGTATTAGAGCTACTTAAAGACGCCGAAGATGGAGTAATAACCCAGGCACTTAAATTAATGGTAGACATTAAATTAGCTAAGGAAAATGGATAGATTGATAACATTAACAGATATTCAAAATATACGCGCTATAACGTCCAACATAGACGATGTAGCAAGCATAGACCCATACATAACCGAAGCACAGAATGTAGACCTA